CAAATATGTCAGCGGTATAGTAATATTGATTTTGACCTTCGGTTGCCTCGTCATCTACATAAACTTCAATAGTGCTTGTATCTATGTTGTCGTTTGTAAGATTACATCTAAGAAAATTTTCATCATCAAGAAAGAAACCGTCTTTTTCAAAATTTGTAAGAATTTGACCTTCAAAGATTTCAACATTTGTCGCAACAAATGGACCTGATGTTGTCTTTTGTGCAATATATGCCTTTGCTGTTATAAAAGTAAATGCATTTCCTTGATAATTAACAGTAAATTCAGTATATTTTGGAATTGTAATATTTTTCGAAGGCTCCGTCTCATCTACAATAGATATGTTTACAACAGCTTTTGCAGAAGTGCGTGAACGTGGTAAATAATTAAGTTCTTTTGCATGCGAAACGGTTGAATTTTTAAGAACCGCCGAGTCAAGAAACATTTCATTAATTGCCATATTCGTATAGAAATTATTCTGATATGTGTTATATGCAAGAACATCAAGGAGGACATTCATATTTGACCCAGTAAAGTCATAATCCTTAAATTGTGTTTGGTTCTGCAAATGAGAAATGAACTGCTGCTTAATGGCCGTAAAATCTAGTTCATTTATAGGTTTGGTTGCCATTTATCTAGTCCTCTCTAGAAATACCGTAAGAGATATTGGTTGTTCTACACTGTTTATATAAAAATATATTAAAATACGAATAACATTTTCATCAAGTGTTGACGTCACTTCTACATCAACAAGAGTAGCTCTTTTCTCATATATTTTTATTGTGTCTTTAATTTGTTCTTGAAGAAGCTTAATAGTTGCCGGTGTGTTGTTTTCAAATAACATCGCACGTACATTTCCACCAACATACGGCTGAAACAATCGTTCACCACGATCTGTAAGAATTAAATTTTTTATTGATTCTTTTACAGCTTCTTCATTTGTTTTTAATGCAACATCACCTGAAATAGGATTAACGCTCAGATCTTTATGAAAGTCTGAATACAGTTTTTGTTTTTTAAGTTGTGGTGTAACTAATTGTACTACCATCTACGTTTTTCCTTACGATTTTATAAATTATAAGAACTGTTATAATTTGGGTCATCCGACGATAAGTTTGGACCAATCCATTCTCTATTTGGTCCTAAATCAATATGAAGATAACTTTTATATCTTCCAATTCCACCAAACCCATTATGTCGTGCTATATTAATAAATTCTTCACGATTTGTTATGTTATAATCATCCCATTGCAAATCCACTGCCTTTCCTGCTGCATGCATCTCAGTGCCAACAGCGCTAAAACTTTTGACTACTGACGCAAAGTCAGATGGCAGTGGTCGATATCCTTTTAAAATAATAAGCTGTTTTCCAAATTCTTTTTGAACCCTCATAAGTTTAACTCTTGTGGATATATCCAAACCTGCCCAAGACTCAGATGTTTTCATTAGTATTGAAGGAAAAAATGTTATTCTCCCGTCACCTTCTCCATTATTCCAAGTAGTAATGTTTTCATATTCCGAACAAGAAACCGGTTCTTGCCATTGATTATTTTGACTTTTTGCTCTTTCTATACCGTTATTTATACCTTCTTTTCTTTCCTCATCGGTATAGCGAATTGCACCAGCACGTTTTGCAAATGCAGTATTCCAAGCACTTCTTGCAGCTAACGCTGCTGCGGTTTGTTTATACACATTTGCATAATTATTTAAAGGTTCTTTTAATGCATTTATACCTTCTTCAACCGAAGATATAAAACCACAAAAACGATACATAAGATATTGTATTTCGTCTAAAGTTGGATCTTTAAATAATCCTACAGCATAATCAATAAGTGCTTCAATCTTTTTCTTAAAATTTTCAATAGCCGTACCATCAAAAAATCTTTGCACGGTTTCTTTAATTTTCATAAACTCTTTGCATATAACATCATTTACAACTCTATTTGTGGTACTAAGTATATTTTCCATAGAAAAATTATCTATTATACTTTTTACTTTTTCTATTGTTTTATCAATTACGTTTAAAATATTTGTTTTAAGTTGATTTATTAATCCTGCTAAAGAAAAATTTAATGCAAAGTTTTTTAACTTATTTACAAGATTAGCAACATCATTTAAAGCACTAAAAAATACGCCAATAGCTCCAAAGATAGTTGGTAATAAATTACAAAAACTACCCATAGAACTACTAGTAAAATTCTTTGCATAAAATGCTTCTAATTCTTTTGGTATTTTATTTGAAACAACTTGTGTTTGATTTGATAAACTAATAGGCGTATAACCAAAATCTCGTATATACTGAGCTATTTCAACTGGTGTAAATACATAATCACTCGTCACCCTTTGATTAAGTAAAGGTGTATCAGCTTCAGTTACAAGAGCTCTTAAATCAGTACGAGCGAAATAAGTGTTAATATCTGCAACTGATTTATAAAAAGTATCTTCGCCATATTCTCTAACCGCAGTAGTCACAGGATCGTTGTAATTAGCATCAATTATTGAACCAGTTAAAAACTGAGTTGTTAAATCGCTTAATGGACGATCTATGTCTGCAATGTTCAAAGGATTTTCTTTAAAAGAAGTTCCGATATGAACTACGTGAGCCGAGTCTTGACATAAATTACTTGTACTCATCTTAGCTCCTCTTACCTGTCATTATAATAACTGTTTACTTTACCAACGGTAATTACTCCGGGTATGCCTAAGTCTTTTAGATCTTGTGAAACGTCTTCCACCCATACTGTGCCAGGTGTAATAGTATTGGGCCCACCGGCACTATTTTGTTTAAGAACAACATCACCAAATTTTCTACTTGCATATTCTGTAATATATCCTGCTCTTTGTAATGCTTCTATTTGTGCAGTAGTATATTGTTTTGGTATATACAATAATACATTATTTGGAGGCAAATTACCGCTATTTTGTCTTGTGTATGTTGAAACGACACCGGGCGCTGCTTGATACATTCCTAAATCACCTCCTGCATAGTTAATTGAATCAAGATACTTTGCATAGAGTTCCGCTTGTTTTGCAGGAGAAAGACGTGCTATAGTATCTGGATCTAATCCAGCGCTTTCTCCTAATTGAAATAATCCTGCATATAATCCGTTTGGATTTTTCGCCGTTGGATCTCCCCCACTTTCACCTGCAATTGTAAGCCACAATTGGTCTGCAGTTAAATTTGGATATTTTGCAAGAATAGAATTAAATACTTTCATAAATTCAGGATCATTTCTTAACGCATCCAATCTTGCTTTAACTATTATAGAATTTATATCATTTATTACAGACGTAGTTGTAGTTTCAGTTGTTGGAGGCGTTGTATCATCTTGAGCTCCATATCCAACATCATTAGGTGCAGTGACATTTACGTGCTGGGTTGTAGGTACATCTTTTGCTGGCGGTTCTGGCAATTCAGTTGCTTCCGCGGTATTTGCAGATGTTGCAGATCCTGCTGCACCATTTGCCATACTAATTTTATCATCTATATTCACTGTGTTCGCGTTTATGTGTATAATTCCACTATTAGCATCAAGATATATGTTTTCACTTGATTTAATATTTGTTGTGTTTGCAGATTCAAGGAACGTTGCAATCCCAGATTTGATATGAATATTTTCACCGCTCTGTGCTTTAATATTTTTGGCTGCTTTAAGATTAATATTTTCAAGATTTGATTCAATACGTATCTTTGCGGATCGTAGTTGCATTTCATCACCTGAGTTAAAATTCATTTGCCCGGCAACACCTACATAATGGTTTCCGTGAATGATCTGTGTATAATCTCCTTTAATTTCTTCAACCTTATTTCCTTGAACATAAACTCTGCTATCACCAACAATTGTGACATTACTTTTACCACCAACAAAAACGTGTTGTGCCCTATCGTTTATTTCATATTTGTCACTCGATGCTTTATGAGTAACAGAACCTGATGGGCCTATATGAACAAAAGAACCATTTAGTTTATGATATATCATAAATCTTTCATGATCACGAGTATCATCAAGTTCAATTATATGAGCCCTTGTTTCTATTATTCTATTGTTAGGATATTTCGCATTATATGAACTATACGGTTCTGACCAAGCTGTTCTTTCTTCATCAAGACCAACTGCATTTGGTATGTTTTGTATTCTTTTTAATTCTTGTAAGAGGACATACGTTTCTTGTGAATATTCACCTCTTGCAAGAACAGAATTTTGAGGCTGTCCAAAATCCTCAGGGTTCGAACCTTGTGAAGAAGATTCTCCTGTGATCGGCGCGCCCCATCCAGTTATACTTGGATTAAGTATTTCTGTCATTTGTGTAGGAATTAAACCAAGTATCATTGGTTGTTGAGCTTCACGACCATCTATAAAGAAACCAAACACAAAAGAATTAAGTGGAGGAACTGGGGAGTTTGGATCATAAGATCCTTGAATACAATGAGCCCAAGGAAGATCTTCTCTTGGGATTTGGTCAATAGTTCCGTGTATTCCAAAAGCACGCACTTGAACACGCCCCTCAAGGCGATTATCAATATTGTTCTCAACAACTCCTATAAAGAATAAAGGATCTCTTATTCCTGCGCCGGTTTCATTCATTATTCTGTATCCCAATCATATTTTACAATTTTTAAACCTATCGTATGAACATCAAAAATAAAAGAATGAACAAGCCCATATACAAGATAATTACCGGATAATTGATTATTAAGTCCTTCTTGTTCTCCAGGAGCAAATATAAAAGGTGGCACAATAACTTTAATTATATCACCAGCATTAATATCAAATCTACCATTTATAGTAATATCTAACGCTGTATTCATTAAAGCATGTCGATATGCTGTTCTATTCATAGCAATTTCTGGTAAATGTTGATTTGTATTTATTTGTCTATATCGATAATCTTGAACATAGTCTCTAACAACAAGATATCTTCTTTGATTTTCTTCCGTGTAAAACTTGTCAATAAATTCTTGTGTATGTGGTTCTTGTGATTGGTTTAATATGTTTGTTTTTTTACCAGAAACAGAAACATAATTAGAAGTATTATTCTTTTTCCAAGATCGGCCTCCACCCTTTGTGGGTAAAGTAACAGTTTTTTGAATTAAATCTATTTCAATTGTATGACTACGATAAGCACCGGCTAAAAGATCTGATAACGAATTAATGCGATCCGTATAAGACATTTTCATTATATTTTGAAGTTCAACATTTAAATCTTTTTGTCCTGATTTATCTAATGCTTCGCTAAATATAAATTCTTGTATATTATCAGGATTTGCTGTTGCATTACGAATAAGTTGTTCATCTGATATAAAATAATAATTATTATAAGTTTCAAAAAATCTAAATGAACTGGAAGCGCTGTCTCGGCTATATGATTTTGAAGCTAAAAAATTCATTGCTTGCATTGGAGTATAATTTGGAATTATAATCTTACCAATTCCATAAGTGTTTTCACTGATTAATTCTTTTCTGTTATCATTATCTTTATAATATTTGTCATATATATCTTTTACTATATTTGCATTTGAATCGTTATATGCTTTGGTAATACGCCTAAAGCTTGCGTTAAAACGTGATTTGGAAACAAAATGTATCGTATAAGAATAACCATCATTAGTTGTTGTCACATTTACGTTTGTAACTTTATATACAGACATAAGATAAGTTCTTTCAATCCCTAATATGTCTTTTATAACTAACTCAAGCGTTTCTTCACCGCGAATAGGTAATTTTTCTAAAATTCCAATTTTATCGAGTAATTTTGCACTACCTCTTAAAGAATCTGCGTTTATAGATTCTTCAATATAAAATTCATACATAGTTCCTGCGTCAAGCGCTTGTCTTATAGTCCCTGAATAAGATATAAGGGTAGCACTTACTAACTCAAAATGGCCTGCTATTACTCTGTCGCTCATTTAAGTTTATCTTGAATTTGCTTTTCTATTGTTGAAACATATGCTCTGTCAATAAGTTTGATGTTTCTCTTATTATCATTAAGAGCTTGCTCGTATTCATAAACACGATATGCTTGCCATTCTTCAGGAATAATCCTTTTAATAATAATTCTACGGCCTGCTTCTGTTCTTAAAATTGTTCTATCTTCTTTACGAAGAAAAATTGTTCTAAAACTATCAGGTGAAAGTTTAATTAAATCTACTGCCATTTTATACCTCTTTATAATAATACACAATGTTATCGGTGCGGCTAGTATCTCTTGTCCAATCAACAACATCATATCCAGTTTTACCGTTTGTTTTTTCTTGATATGAAGCGATTAAATATTGACTAAAAGTGTATTCGTCCATTGGCCATTCGTTATATGGATCAACAATATTATTTGCCAAATATACTAACCAAGAATATCTTGGATCTCCATAATAATGAAATGCAATATCTTCGGCACGTTCACCTTCTTCAATTGTATAAGGCAGATAGACATACGGATTATCTATTGTTTGTTTTAAAAAGTTAACTCTTTGTGATATGTCTTTTATAAGAACATTATTATAACTTACTTCTGGAAAATTTGAAAAATAATCTTTCATTTCTGTTGTCCTTATCTTCCTCTGCCAGGCCCATTAGGGTCTTGCATTAATAATGTCACGTCAAGGCTTTCTGTTGACTCGCCACCATAATCTTCTGAAGTATGAATATCTGTTTCCATTAATGTCATAGTCATGGTTTGTACCGCAGGTTTCCCGCCTTTAAGTATCGCTTGACCTTGTTGAGCAAATTCTAAATTAAAAGATTGCACCATAGCAGTTTTATAATGCAAGAAATATTCTTGATCTATACCGAAAAAGTATATATCTACTGTACTAGGATAATTAAGAAGTGATCTTTTAAATCCTAGTACAGTACTATATGATGGCAATATATTTCTCTTAACAGTATTATTTATTTGGCGTATCACATCAGATTCTGTTTCTTTCATTGGTGCTAATGTCCATTGAAAATCAAATTGTTTTAAATTCATACCATCAAAGAAAAGAGATGCTTTAGGATTAACTACATTGCCTAAACCTGCATCAATAGATCTTCCTGCGTTTGGTGCAATTGTGTCTATACCTTTTCTAGCAGCAAATGCCGCCACCCTTCCAGCTGTACTACCGAGGTTTTCTCCTGTA